AAAGATCGGTACACCGGAAAGCTTAATACCTGTCCAGTAATCTTTTACCGCAGGCTTATCGAAAGCATCAGGGAGCGGATAAGTAGCAAGAGTATTGCCTACATCTGTCGCCAGCTTCCACACAGCGTTAGGGTGGTGGACGATGTAAAGGTCAGACCCAAACTTACCTGTCTTGGCGTTAGCAATAACACCGGACACGTTAGCAAGGTTGAACAAAGCATTGTCAGCACCTATTGCAGTCCCGCCGTTAAGCGACGGGAACAGAGCAATGATGTCTGTGTCCTTCTTACGAGCCATTGCGTCACCCATCTGGCGACCAATGATCTTGAACACATCTTCATTGTTTTGCTGGAGAAGGGTGTCGGTAATAATTACCTTCAGGCCAACTTCAGCGGTAGTAGCGGTGACAGTTGAAACATCAATGTCTTCGCTATCGATCATGTCTTGACCTTCTGTCAGGTCCTCAGCGGTCATCTGACCGACCTTTGGAACTGTCAGTTGGTACTCACCCTTTTTGAGATTGAACTTTTCAATAAGTCCAACCATAGGAGCATTATGCTCTTCAGTGTATCTGGCTGCCGCAAGCATGATTCGCGACATGCTTTGCAAATTGCCAGTTGTTGAAGTTTGTGGCATTTCTTATACCTCAGCCGAAAATGGTAAGTCCTAGCTTCTGAGAAGCAGCCCTTGCCATTTCTGTTGTTATTGCAGTATCACCTGCGTTGTATCTATCCAAAACGTCCTCGGCATTGGTAGGTGCTACATCAGCGGCTGGAGTGGCTCCGTTCATTTGCTGCCCCGGGGTAACCTGCTGAACTGTTTTTTCCAGCTTGGAAATCCTGGACAACGCCTTCGCGTGTCGCTCCATAGACTGCGGGTCGGGAAAGTCCTGCAACTCTGCGTATGGAATCCCGTACTGTGACGAGAGTTCATATGCCTTGGCAAGCTGTGTGCGAGAGTTCAACTCCTGCTCAACCTGCCGTTGTCGCGCTGTTACCTGCTCCGCTTGGGCGTTCGCAATATAAGCTTTCTTTGCCAGATCGGCCTGTTGACCGGCCACTTGCTGGGCAGTCACTTCGTCTAACCCTTGATTTATATATCGCTGGGTTAATTCTTGGCCGTATGCAGCTACCTCTGCCTCTAAGTTGTTGATGTTGGTTTGCTGCTCGGCTAAAGCCCGTGCCTGCTCTGACTGTTTAAGCTGCGCTTCCATCTCTGCCATCCGTTTATCGGTAGCAGACTGGTACTTGCGAAACTCCTCGCCTGATTGTGGTGTAGTTCCTTCCGTGCTTTGAGGTTCGGTCTGAGATTCAATCTGAGGTGCAACCCCGATAGGTGTGTCTGCCGGTTCCGACAAATCCTGCTCGACCTCTGGTTCAGCAACTGCTTCTACCGGAGTTTCTTCAGGACTCGGCGGGGTTTCGGCAACCTCTACCGTGGATTCCGTTCCTACATCATTTCGCTCAGTAACCATAGTTGTCTCCAGAATATGACACCACTAGATGGCATATCCCACTTTTGGGGTTTTACAAATAATAAAGCATTGCCTTGCAAACTGGCAATTACCGCTGTATTCCAAGAGCAGGTAATAGTTGATTAATTGCCTTATATAAAAGAGCGTCCTTATAGTAGTATTTTTTCCCGTCAGCTTCTTTTTCCCACGGGGTACCGTTACGTTTTTTTGGACCAAGCAACCCACGCAAATCATCAAGGCCGGGGATGTCGTTTCTGTCGCGCCATTCCTGTAGCTGACTTGCAAGTACCGGGGAAAGCTTTTCAGTAAATTTATCCTGAGCCGGGCGTAACTTATCCCAATCTAAAATAGCAGTCACCTTTTCCTTACCTGCTACCTTACCTTTTTTTCTATATTTAGGATCATCATAAAGGGCGTACCACTCATTCAACATTTTGTCGAAATCATTAGTTGGAGGATCACCAGTCCACCCTGTTAATTTTGGCTCTCGTTTTGCTAACTGGATTCTAAGTTCTTTTAAACGCCCGTACTCTAATGTAGAAAGGTCAGAAATAGAGTCAGACAAATCAGTCAGTTTCTTCCTTGTTTCTTCCAAGACATGCTCATTACTAAATAGATCTTTTACAAAAGCGTTTACAAGGGCTTTTTTCTCTTCTTCTTTTTCAGAGCGAATGTCATATTTGCTAAAGCGATATTCGGCAAAAACATTCCCTCGCTCTGTTGCTTCTGAGTCAAGACTTATTAACTTTTTCTTAAGTTCAGGGTCTTCTTTTATTTTTGAAAGTTCTAGCTGATTAAGTTCTTCATAAGATTTTTGAAATTGCGCTTGCCCTGCCTGATTAAGCAACTCTTTTCTAAGACTAACTCGTAAATTCAAACCGCCTGCTTCCAAAAATTCTCCACCCCAACTTAGACCAGACGGATCTTTAGGAATAATATCTTCTGCTGCTGGAACAGTTTCCCTGATACCTCTTTCGACTAAACCGCCCGGACCTATCGGAGAAAACAGGTCCAGTATTAATTGTGCTGTACGACTAACAACTCCCCCCGGGCCAACAGTATCAATAGGCTGGTCATAAAAATTAGCCCCTTTTATCTGGTTTTCTATTGTGCTTATTGGAACGCTTAATCTAGAAGTTATATATGACTGTGGATCTAAAAGTCTAAAACCTGTATCCATTTGATTTACAGTATCTAAAACTGCGGACGTTCCATATTCGCCTCCTCCTGGCAATGTAGGAGCCGCAAATCTAGTGTTGTAACCAAAAGGTAAAGACCCCCAGCTATCTTTACTTACTGGAACGTATCTTTCCTTGGGTAGTGCCTCTCCTGTTGACGCATAATGAATTAGATTTGCTATAGCTATTAGATAGAGATATCCACCTAACCAATGCCTTTGCCAGAACCTTTTATTTGGACCTCTAACAGTACCAGTAAGTTGTTTTAATAATCCTTCTTGTTCACCAATAGAAAAGAATACTCTTATAAGACCTTCACGTAAGACTCTATTTTGTATTGCAGACATACCCTCAGTAACAGTTGAATATTTTTCATTTGCTGCTTTTGCGATCCTTGCATTTAACTGGGCATCAGTTAAATCTGGATAGAGCCTCGCCATAAGAGGGGCAATATTGTTCTCAACATCTAGTTTGATTACTTGAGGGTATGTACCTTGAAATAACCCTGTCCTAAACGCTTCTTCAAAATCCCCTATTGCTCGCGCTACAGACTTTATTTTCATTGCACCGGATTCTGTTGCAATATCACGAACGAGATTATCTAAATCGGCGGGAAAAATTGTTCGATCTCTCAGGTTTAGCCCGGAAAGCATTATCTCTCTAAAGTTAACACCCGTTCTCCCTTTAAGAATTGGCTTTGTGTCAAGGAACACTGAATCACGTAAAGCCTTACGCCTTGCAGGCCCTGTTAATATCTTTTTTGCACCAAGCCTAGTTCCAGCAGGAATCGTCTGGTAAGGAAGTCTTGCTCCCAATGTCAGAGCAATACCTTTAGGAAAAGTCCAAAGATGCTTTCCTACATCTTTTAGCTGTCCGCGCGCTAATGCGTCAGCCCCTGCTGAAAAAGCACCAAAGCCTAATCTTCCTAAAAAGTCAATATCTTGGAAAAAGCTGTACAGCAACTTAAATCGTTTAGGAAGAAACGTAACGGCACTAATTACTTTATCTACATTTATATCTGTGCCTATATATTTTTTCGTATGCAACGACCCTATTTTTGGAGTCTTACCAAATGTATTTTCAAGTCTTCTTCCTATACGATCTGGCACTATCCATCTTTTATCGTAAGCAATCATTGGCTCGCCAGTCGCTTCGTTAATTACAGCAAACGGTTTACCTTCAAATGCTGGACCGATTTCAGGTATTTTCCATCCTTCGGGTACTGATTTATCAGTCCCTTTCCAAGGCCGTGCATATTCATCGCCCATACTTTTTAATGCATCTATCAATTCCATTTGCATTCTGTAGCGAAGACCTAGTTGTCTTGAATACGCTACTTGTTCAAAAGGATTCCAGAACAGAGGCTCAAACCCCAAAGCGCGCATTTCTTTATATGTGGCTTGAACTCTTTGAAGTTCAAACCCAGGCTTTGTAATAATTGCTCCGCTACTGCCTCGTTCTGCTTTAGCTACTTCTTCTGGTGCTTTCCAGCCACGATACAAGTAATCGTCAACTGTAGCCATTGAAGGGTCAAAGTCGATTCTCATTGCCTCTTCAAAATTTGTTTGAGAACGTGCTAACTTAACAATTTCTTCGTACCCTGAAGGAATCGGCCCTTCTCCATGCAAGGCGGCAAAAAGGGCATCAGCTACAGTTAGATCAACTGGTGTTTTAGGAGCAACCGTTGCGCCTTTACGAGAACCCCACCCCAAGGCAAGTAACATATCGTTGCCTTGATCTGCCGCAGATCTTGTTTCAGCTTCCGCAACTCTAACTGCACCAACATGCTCTCTAAGAATTGCTTGATCGATTTCTTCGCCGTGTATTTTTGATCTTATTGCGCGCTCTAATAACGCAATCGGATCTTTAGAATCATCTAAAGCAGCCTGTGCTGGAGTCCTTGGAGGTGGCATACTGCCGCCATCAGGCGCAGCTTTTTCTATATGCGCCTTCTTTGCAACTTCAGGTGGAATAGCTTCAGGGTTTGTTGCAGCAAGCTTGTGTATCTCGTCAAGGTTTTGCGGCGTTACCTCTTCAGCCACTTCCCTAGCAG